GTCAGCCTGTTCCCCAACGAGGACGGCACTATCTCTATTCGCATCTCAAGAGTTACTGAATACCAAGGTGAGGACAGTATCTCTGACGGCATATCGCAGCCAGCTATGAAGCCTATTGGCAACGCGATCAGCCACAAGTATTCGGCACCACAGCCAAAGGCAGAGGACGATGACCCAGACATCCCATTCTAAGGCGCTTTTAAGCCCTCGTGAGGCGTCTTTGGTGCTGTTTGGCACCGATAGCAAGTCTCAGGTCAACATGCTGCGTACGATGCTCCACAGGGGCATTATCAAAGGCAAGCGTTTAGGGGGCCGCTGGTACATCACGATGCGTGAAATCGAAAGGATCACAGATGGTGGAGCCGACTTTCCTGATTATTCCAAGAAATGATGGTGTGGCGGTGTCGATTGACGGCACCATCCACCTCAAACAAATGAATGCAACGCAGATGCTAAATCTTGCCCTGCGTTGCCTCAATGCCGGACTGGAGATGAAGCGTGAAGAAGAGAAAGCAGCAAAAGACTGTGAGGGTCAGTCGCCCATTTCATTGCGCGAGGTGTCAGAAGGTCTGTGATTACACTCAGCACAACTGGGTATCTCTTGCGTCACGCGAGGATATCTGCTGGAATTGCTACAAGGAGAAGAACTAGGGGGGCCATGCCCCCCTTTTTTTAAGCCATGCGCGTCTTAGGTTTTTTCTTTTTCTTCTTCATCGCAATGGCTGTTGCTGCTTGCTTCTTCATCTTGGCAGACTTTGGTGGACGGCCTCTGGTTGAACCGTAAGTACCCTTGCCCATTGGCATCATGATCTCCTTTTCTTAGACGATATGATCTTCTTTTTAAGTGCTGGCGGCAGTGTCTTCTGCTTGGCCGTCAGCATACCGTTGCCATTCTTCTTCGCGGCCTTCTTCATTTTTCCCGGCATTATTTCTTCCCCTTCTTGGCTTTGTTGCGTTTGGAGATAGCTGCTGCCTTCTTCTTTGCGTCAGCCTTGCTGCTTGCACCCCATGCCCTGAGAGAAAGCAGGAGCCTGGTAGGTTTGCCCTTCGCATCTCGTTCCGGCCCCCTCATGCCGCCCATACGCGCTAAGAAACTAGCCCTGCGTGGGTTGTCACCCTTCTTCACAGGTGCCTTGAGGTTCATACCCTGCTTGCGTGCAGAAGCCCTGCCCTTGGCGTTCAAGCCACCCTTCGGGTTCTTGCCAGCCTTGCGCTGCCATGCCGGTGTCTTAGCCATCAGACAAAGCTCTCATGCGTTTGACAAGCCTCTTGGCCCTGTTGGGAACCTGATCATGCCAGCGGCTGTCGACCATTTCTTCCGCAGCCCTGTTCCAATCTTTAGCATCAACACCGGCTTTCATGCCCTTAAATTTAGAGAGACGCGGCCTTCCCATATTAAACATCATATTCGCGATGATTAATTGGCAGTCTTCGGGTAAGTCATCAAAGTCTGGGTATAAAACTTTGCACTCATCAATCGTGACAGCGACATCAAGAGCAAATGCCTGACGCACACGCTCCTCAGAGACAGGTGTGCCAACAGGCTGACCGTGTTCTGGATCATCTTCTACTATCAGGTGGCCCAGACCAAAGGTGGGTAGAGCAATATGATCGAGGTACACTTCGTACTTGCAGCCCTCGTCCTCTGCAAGTTCCTGACGTAGCTTATCCTTGTTCATGCCTTGCGCTTCTTTTTTCCGTTACTCTTGCGTATCATGGACTCAAGAGTTTTGGCCTGACCGGCGTGCGCCTTTGAGGCACCGCGTAGCTTCTTAACCACCTGTTTAATCTTAGTTTTTTGCCGCTTGCCTATCATGCCCTACTCCTCTTTTTAGATGCTTTTTTGGCTGTAGGCTTTTTCTTCTTACGGATCAGGTCAGCGTCAGCCTTGCGTGCGCCGCCCTTGCCGGTAGCAAAACTGCGCACTCTGCCAGCAGCCCATTGGTGCGCGGAAACCTTGGGTCTACTGCCGCTGCTGTAGTAGGCACCTAGACCTCTCTGATAGACCTTGCCGAGTGTTGACTTGGATATGCCAGACGATTTGGAATACTTGGCAACGGTGGCGGCTTTGCTCATCCTCGGCTCCTCTGCTTGCTAATCCTGTTCATCATAGCTGGCGTCAACTTGCCTTGCCTATAAAGACGCTGCGTGCGCTTAATCTCTGCCTCACGTTTTTTGGGGTTCTTGGCACCGCGCACATACTTCTTTGGCACGCCGCCCTTTGTCTTGGACACCTTTGCAAACTTGCGCTTCATCGCTTTTTCTTTTTAGCTTGTTGGAAATTTTTCTTAGTTGGCGAACCTTTTTGCCCAACCTTACGCATTTTCTCACCACTGCCAGCTTTAATCCTCTTACGCTTGGCGTGAATGTTTCTATACAAGCTCACTTTTTCAGCCCTTTCAAACCCCTCAGACCGAATGATGCGGCAATACTAGCATACATAGCCCATTGAAACCAATCAGGGGTAGTTTCTAACGCGGCAAACCCACGTTCAACATAGGGCTGCAAGGGCGGTATGAAGCACATGCCTATGATAGCTATAAACAAAATCGTCCAGGCCTCGTCTTTCCAGCTATCCTTGCTGGCTTCAGCCATGATCTTTTCCCAGCCAGCTTCATGCGTGGCGGCGACCTTCATTACCTCTGCTTCAGCCTCTGCCTTGGCAACCTTGACTCTAGACTGCGCTGCCTTTTCGTCTGCCTTACCCCTGAGCCAGCCGCCGGCAAGGTCAGCAATGGCGGGTATCAATGCCTGTATCATTCGTAATCCACCCTTATGCACATCATCTCTTGGTTGTCTGCACGCACGATATCATGCTCAATCTTTACGGCCTTGGAGTGGCACTGTTCAAGCGTATCAGCGTCAGTCAATGGAGAAACGGTGTAGTTAAATGGCGACACAGCAGTCACCAGTATGACGACCCAGACCGTATTCACTTCTCAGATCCTAACCACACAGCAAAAGCGCCTGTCATTGCACCAGTGACGGTCGCTGTTAGGGCTGTGGCCTGTGAAGTCATCGCATCAGGTGACAATGAAATGAACCATTCGATCACACGGATGTACATAAACGTCATAGTGAACATCATAAAGCGCGGAAGTATCTTCCACGCTAGAAAGCGTTCCATAGTTACTTCCATCACAGTCTCCCTTGATGGTGCAGTATCAACACAAACAAAGCACCAAGCACAGCCAAGCAACACAGAATAAACCCAGCAATAATAGTGCCTTCGATAATCTTCTTGCGCTTGTGTGCAGAGGCTATCTCTGCCTCTCGCCTAGCTATCCTAGCCTTTGCTTGGAAACGCTGCCAGTCGTGCCACAAGCCCGGTCTGCCCAAGATAATCATCATTTGTTTGAGTTCTTCTTCTCGCTCTTTGATCTGCTCAAGAGCCATAAACTCTTCGAGATCTGAGCCATTGCCCTTCTTGGCAGCTTTGGCTTGGAGCTTTTCTTTTGCACCTACAAACTCTGCAATTGCATTGCCAGCAGAAGCTATATCTTTGCCGTTGGATACAACTTGCTTAATAACAGCAAAGGCGGCATTAGCTGCAGCAAGTTCAGCAAGCATCAGTAAATCCTTACATCTTCATTTACCATTGTTGGCAAACAATAAGCAGTGATGTTGTTGCCTTGTTTGTGCAGCCGTTGTGCAAAGTACACGCAGTCATCAACACTGCGGAAATACATATCATTGCTAGTGAGCCGCTTACCCTCACCAACGCCTACATACACAAACAGCAAGAACACATGGATCATCCATTAACAATAATCCCGACAAGTAACAGAATTGTTGTGCCAGCAGTGCCGATCATTATGTGTTCGATGCGCTTAATACGCAGGATGGTTTCCTTCCAGCGTTCAGAGCAGACAGCTTCATGAGTGTCGATCTGGGCCTGTACAGATGCGGCGGTGGGCTTGCTCATCACTCAGCGTCCGCAATGGTCAAGGTACCGGCTGCGACCTGTCGCTGGATTTCGTCGTAGTCGGAGTTATTTGGGTCAATAGGCACAAACATTTCGACACCATTGATTGTCGCTTTAATAACTCCATTTGCAATTACAGAGCCGTCTGGTTCAGGAATATTTACATATTTAGCACTGGTTATATTCATGTTTACAACTCCGCAGCCGCAGTAAATTTGAAATCGTAATAGCGTGATGTTCCGGTGACGGTACAAGTAGCAGTAAAATCTACTTTATTAGGAGCATTTGCTGCTGCTGATACGGGGTCAAATCCGTTCAAGTTTGTATCTGATACCGTAATGGTAGGGTTGGCTCTCATTTGTGGAATGAGAATATCTCTAGCATATGCAGTAGAATTTTCCGCATATCCCTGTTGATGCCTAAATCTGTCTGTTGTGTAGTCTTGAAAATACCTCTGACACCTAGCCAACTCATCGCCATACGACCGATGCTCAAACGGCGTGGCCTGTTCGCCGACCTCAAGCTGACAGCCCGATAGAAACCAAGTGTCGTTTGTGGTGTTGATGTCAACAGTCTGTCCATTTGCATAACGTGCGTTTGCTACACTACCCCAAGTTGTTGAAGTCGTACCCTTATAGTCTGAACCCGCAAGCAAAATAAACTCAATGTTAAGGCCACGACCATTGTTATCGTCTATTGCGCCAGCAGTGTCGCCGGGAATAGTGAGTGTTTTGTATTCCCAAGTGTCTGCCGCACTAATTGTGTAAGTGCGTGTAATATCTCTTGGCCCACCGTCGTCTTGATAAAAGTGAACTGCATATGTGCCGGCCACGTTTGAACGGACATAAAAAGAAAGAGTAAGAGATTGTGCGCTACTGGAGCCGTACTGAAGATGCTGAAGGTTTTGTGCTTCAATGCCCTGAAACACTCGACACAAATCATCGCTGGCTAGAGTGCCGCCACTCGTAGTTGTGACCTTTAAGGAGTTTGAAAAGCCATCTGGTGAGGTTGAAGATTGTTCCACACTCATAGTGTAGGGTGGAGTTGCAGTTTCAGCCCACTTCCAACGGTCAAGTGTATACTGATTATTGCCATTAGACAGACCAGTAAATGACGTCCCCCGCTGCGCCACCTGCATCGCACCGTTGATAATCAGGTTCCTGCCCGTCAGGCCACCGGCAGCAGCCGCACCCGCGAGGTCTGCGAAATCTCTTGCTCGTGACATCTCTTACTCCCTAACAAGCCATCAGGACGCACGGCACAAGATAGCTGCCGTCATCATAGGTGTGTGAAACTGTGGTGCTGGTGACTTTCGCAATCGTCTTGCTGCGAACAATGTCATCGTCCTGCGGCTTGGCGGTGCCGTCACCGGCTGACATCAAAAGGTCGCCTCGTGCCACTGTCGTGCCTTGTGCAATGCGGATGACTATATCGCCGGTCATTGCAATGTTCATGTCGGCGGTGAAGTCGGTGTCGTCGTCATCCCAGTTGACGAATACGCCAGCTACATTTGCGTCACCCTCTACGGACGACACGGCCATACAGTTTAGCTGCTCGTTGTCTTCGTCATACGCATCAACAGCCGGTGTCTTTTCATCGCCCACA